GCCGCGGTCGGAAAGGCCATGCGCGCCGACGTGCCGAGAGCCGCCGGCGGAACGCCAGCCCGGTCGCGGCGCCTGAACGAACTGTTGCTGCTCGGTAGCGCAGCGACAGGGGCCGCCGCAGGGCGCTAGATTCCGGCCTTTTTCCTGCGGCGCTCCTCGCGCTTCTGCTTTTGATACCAGAGCGCGTCGTCGTTGAGCGAGTTCCCGGTCAAGATGCGATACAGAGCGTGCACCACGACACCAAGAACGAAGACGATCGCCAGACGAATGAAAACATGCTCCCAGTTCATGTGCTTGCCTACGAGGTAGAAAAGTGACGGTCATTGTATCCCCGCCAGTGCCGAAATCAGATCAGAGGTTTGACGACTGGATGTTCATCTTTTGGAAACGATCGTTCGAGGCGATCGCCGCGGGCGGAGGCGGAGGGGGCGGGGTGCCAGAATATGCGGACAACGCGGCCGCCATTTCTGGCGGGTTAGCGGTTGGCCACATTTACCGCACTGGCGGCGACTTGAAGATCGTCATCTGATGACAAGCGAACAGGAGGAAATGCACCGCATGTTGACGGTGCGCGTAAATTCTCTTTCTGACGACGTCGACAGGTTTCGGGCAGAGCTTTGCAAGGTCGCTGACCGCGCAGAGCAGGCAGACAGAAGGCTGGCCGACGAAATGGCTGACGCGCTTGTCAAAGTTCACGACAAGCTCGACCAGACCATAGCGCAGCAGGCGGCCCGACACGCCGACCAGGCCATACAGATGTCACGGCTGCAATCATCGATCGACAAGCTTGACATGGACCTGAAAGAGCCAATGGAGGCATGGAAAACGGCCAAGTACGGTTCTAAAGCGGCGTCATTCTTGGCGTCCATTGCCCGGTATATAGGCCCTATGGTAATCGCCGTTGTTGTCGGAATCGGTGCGCTGCAGACGAAAATGATGGTTGACATCAAGACTGAAATCAAGCCCGACGTAAAAACAACAAGCGGCGCAGCAAGGGCGGGCGGAGAATGAAGCCGATCTTCTACGGGATACTGATTGGCCTGTGCATTGCCATGCTTCCGATCATCGCATCCGCCGAAGGCGCCCCGCCAGGCTTGAATGCCGGCGCCTGGGCCGCTTCGGCGGCCTCGGCCGGAGCGTCGGCCGGGGTGTCAGTGAAAACGGCGCAGACGGCCGCGCAGCAGGTCGCAGTAACAGTGAATCAGCCGGCGCCCGCGGCATCTGGCGGCGGCGGCAAGACGACAACGCTGCGCACAGTGCCAGACGCCTACGCGCCGACGATGAACGCGACGGCGCCTTGCCGGATATCGGTATCGGCCGGCGTGGCGGTCATCGGCATCGGGGTGTCGGGTGGCGGGAGCGTCGAAGACGACCCGTGCAACCTCCGCGAGACTGCGCGCCTACTCGACGGCATCGGGCAGCGGGAAGCGGCTGCGCGGGTCATGTGCAACGATCGGCGGGCGGCTGAGGCTCTTGGCGAAAGTATCTGTCCGTCGATCGGCGACCGGGAGCGCTCGACCTCTCCACTTCAAAGCCAAGCCACAACAGGCCGTGGCCAGCCAATCTGCGATCAGGCGGCCCGGTTCGACGATCCTGTGTTGGCGGCTCGGAATGGCTGCCGTCAGTGAACACGTTGCGGTTATCCGCGCCACTCCGAGACCATTCATCATCAGCAACTTCGACAACGTGCTGCGCGAAGTCCGCGAGCAAATCCAGCCGGCGCCGCATGCTCTTGCTCTCATCTCCACCAGGAGGGGCGATGGCAAGAAGCTTGCCAAGCATGCTCTTGTGCGCCAGTGCGCGGACTGTCTCTAGCCATTCGCTGGTCATCCCGTCACCTTCCTTCCGATCTGGTCGGCAATCCTGCGGCGCTCTGCGGTCAGCGCCATAATTCGCTTGATGTCGCCAGCAAGTCGCAATCCATGACACGAGGCGCAAACCTTGTTGATCAGCCTGCCGACGCACTCGCGGTCTGGCACCGTTGCCGGCTTTACTCCGCATATCTGACACATTTTTTTAGCCATTTTGCATTCCTTCGATGTTTTGTGTGGCGCCATTCTCGCGCAGGTCGCGCACAGAAATCTCAAAGCACGGCTTTCCGCCCGCAAAAACGACAACAGGCTTTTTACTTGCCAAGGCGTGCTCTGCAACTGCGGCACAAGCGCTGCCGGTTACATCCTCTTTCCCTTCTCGCCAATAAAGACCATTTTTTGTTACCCGCCCTGCGAAAATGCGATTCGTTAGCGGGCTGACGCCTACGTGAAGCTTGTTCATTTCATCACCTTTGCATAGTTGCTGTTATGAATCATGGCACTCGCCAGCACACGTCAGCGACTTGCAGCAAATGCAGTATCCGTATTCAACGATGGCAATCCGCAAGTCATTGCGCATGGTCATGAACGTCGACCACTCCTGCTTTTTGTCGTCCTTCCAGCACTCGCGCAGCTTGTACCAATCGACCATCTGCGCGGCTCGCGTGAAGATTTCCTCCTTCGCCTCGAAGTCTTTGACGCTGTACTCCTGCCGCTGTATTTGCTGCTTTCTCAGGCGGTCAATTTCAGCCTGCTGTTCGGCTATCACTCGCTCAAGTGCTGCGCTCATCACGTCACCAATCTGCCTTGGCGCATCTCGTCTCCGATAATTTCCTCAGCATCTGCCCGAGCCTCTGCGATCCTTTCACATTGACAATTCGGCAGTCCGGTAGCTGCTTGGATGTCGTGGTCGTGCGTGCGGTCCATCACTGCCGACAGCGCCCTTGCCATCCTAAGGCAGCGCGCTTTCCACAGGTCCTTCTGCGCCGCTTCAGCTATTGCGTGCTTTCGCCCCGCCTCAAACATCCATTTCCACACGGCTTCTTTATCTGCATATCGCCAGTCGCCAAGGCTTTTGTATGTTTCGATTGCGTCGATTGCGGTTTCTATACCCATCGTTTCCATTTTAACGCTCCTCGCATCTGCGCTGCCACTGAGCGCGTGACCGGCGGTTAAATTCGGCAATGATCTGACATATCAAGGTCGTAGATTACAGAGTCCATGTCGATCCTTGCGCGATAAGTGAAGAATTCGCCATCGTAGATGCCCTTGCATTTTCGATACTTCTGGCCCGGAAGGATGCGCCAGTTGTCCGCCTCTGCTGCCAGAACGGCTTTCCTCTGGTCGCCAGTGTCGCAATCTGAACCCTCATATCCTGACCGCAGCCACTTCTGGCTAGCATCGCAAAGGTGGTGCTTTTTTGCCACTACAAGTTCGTCGCTCAGGATGTGCTGCATACAACCCTCCGTCATAAAATCGTTTCAGTAACCCTAAGCCGCAATCATACAAAACAGGCACTTACAAAGCCATATTTGCCGCAAGTTACTGAAACGAAAAACTGTGAATCTGTTGTAAATGCTCGTTTATACCGCTGACTCGAAATCAGGCGTAGGTGTGAGCCTACCGAGGGTTCGAATCCCTCCCTCTCCGCCGCAAAGCCAGTGATAGCAAGGCTTTCCGGCAACTCGTGAATATGCGTCACGGATTGGTTATCCAATCGTTTCAGTAACTTTACTGAAAGGTTTCAGTAACTATTTCCCCATTGCCTCTGCAGCATCGGCAAGTTTCATCAGTGCGTCGCCAAGCGCTCGCATCTCTGAAGGCCTTGAAATAGATATGCTGGCCATCATTCCAAAATCCCCTCGCTGCGATCCTGTGCCGGCTTTTTGCCACAGGTCAATTTGCGCAAAACCAAACTCTCCGATATGGATTCGCAGCTCGCAATCTGTAAAACTCGGGATGGCCAATCTGTCCGCTTTTGTGCGCCCAGTCATAGAAAAGTGCGCGCTATCAATGTTCATCTCGCCCCTACCCCTTTCTTTGCTCGTTGGTTTCAGTGGCCGACAGGTATTCAATCGCCCACGTCGGATGCAGTTTGAGCGTCCGGCGCTCGCCATCGAACCTCACGCGGATATGCCCGCTGCTTGTCGCGCTGCAAATTGTCCCGAGCAATGGAGGCGATCCAGTCGTCACCCCACTGTACGACACTCGACCGCCACGCCTCGCCGGAACGCCGTATGTTTCGCGCACGTATTTCATACTCATTTCGTCGGCCTCACCTTCTCGCCAATCCGGCGATAAACTGCTTTGGTCATCTGCTCTTTGCTGTGCCCGAGCAGCCGTTGTGCGTCTTCAAGCTTCATTTCTGATGCAGCATTCGGTCTGGCGTCACGGAACTGGAACTTGCGAATCTTTCCGGCCAGTTCCATGTCTCCGCGCTGCTCTGCCTGCTCTGCGGCCTCCTTCCCGTCTCTCATGTTCCACCGCGAGATAGCCTGCTCCTCATCGCGGCCCGCGCGCTCGATCATGCGCGACGGGCCAGGAATCTCCGCGCACCAGTGGCGCACGCTCCACGACACTGGTGCGCTGTACTTCATCCCGGTCCATGTCCTGCCGTTTGGCATAATCTCCGTTGTGCCTGCGCCGCAAAACGGGCAGGGAAGCAGGTTTGTAGTCATCATTAACCCACTTCCTTCAGTGCCGCATCAGCAATCGCCCGCGCACGGTCGATGTTCGGCTCGTCAGATGCCAGGCGCAGCGCGGTTTCGAGTTGGTTGATTCTCTCGTTCGCCAGCGCCGCACGGTCGCGCCATGCGGCCCAACTCCTGCGCGTTTCTGTTGCTTGCTGAGAAATGCGTAAGCCACCAAATACCTCTTCTTGCCCAACGTACCCGCTGCCGGCGTTCCACGTGGCGCCCAAAACCCAACAATGACCAAACCTCCACGCCTCAAACGCTAGCCGCTCTGCCTCAACTGCCGGCCCGCCTGTTTCGCCCATCTTTCGCGCAGCTTCGATGCTTGGCGCTTTGTGCTCGTTCATCCAACATCCTCCTAGAAAGCGCTTCTCCAAACTTCCCGCCATTCCAGTGCCCCCTAAAAATCACACAACCGTGTGGGTTCTGTGGGTTCTCGTCCTCGTCTTCTCGTTCCAGTATTCAACTCCACCAGCGAGCGTCTTGCGGTGAAAAAGGCCGAACTTGCCATCGGGCACGTCTTCCTTGGATTCTTCCATCCTTATAACGTCCGCCTTGTTGCGACCGGCGATAAGCTGCGCTCTCTTGGCGGCTTTGTCGCGCTTCAGTCCGAGGTATCCAGCGAACGTCCGAAGGTGGCCGCCCTCCATATTAAGCCTCTCAGCAAGCTCATTTGTGTCGCACGTGGAATATTCTTTACGGATAATGTCCTTCTCGGCTTCAGTAAGAAAGCGCGGAGTCTTTCCCCTTTTCTGAAGCTCGCCGGATTTAACAAGGCGTGATATTTTGTGGTATGTGGTATCAAGCGATACACCAATCTCTTGAGCAATTAGCTTGGTGTTTTTCCCGGAGTTATATCCCGCAATGACAATGTGTATTTTGTCCGTCCAGTCAATCGCCGGGCGATTTTGATTGGTTTTTGGTGTCACTGTCTTCGCTCCTAGAACGGGATATCGTCGTCCATGTCTTCAAACGATGTCCGCTTCTTTGCCGCCGCCTGGCCGGTGCTGGCCGGTGCTGGCCTGCTTTCCTGCTTCCTTGGCGCGCTCTCGCCGCCGCTATCCTGCCGGCCGCCAAGCATCTTCATCTCGTTGCCGGTAATTTCTGTCGTGTAGCGTTCGATGCCGTCTTTGTCGGCCCATTTGCGCGTCGTCAGCTTCCCCTCGACATATACAGACGATCCCTTCTTCAGATATTTGCCGGCAATCTCCGCAAGCTGGCGGAAGAAAACCACTCGATGCCATTCGGTTGCTTCCTTCTTGTCGCCGGTCTGCTTGTCCTTCCACGACTCGGAAGTGGCGATCTTGATGTTGCAAACCGCGTCACCGTTTGGCAGGTAGCGCATTTCCGGGTCGGCGCCGAGATTGCCGACGAGAATCACTTTGTTTACCGAAGCCATGTTGTAATTCCTTTGTTGTTGGTGTTGGGTGGGGCGGCCGGTGCTGATCCCCGGCATGGCCAGCCGCTTGCAACGGCTGCGCATCAGCCTGCGCATTCGCCCCGTTGATCGTTACCGGCAGCGCATCCGAT